TTATGGCTTCCAGTTTTTCTACATTACCCATTATTCTTAATCGTTTACAGTCAATAATATAAATTTTGTCTCCTACCCTTCCACCCATAACAAAAACTGTATAGTCATTTCTTTCTCTAACTCCTGCAGATAAATCAACACCAACACCTAAACAATCAAACTGTGTTGGTATCTGACCTTTGATTATCAGATCAGGTGAAACAGACATATCACTGGTTCTAACAACCTGATTTTGATATTGGAAACTAAAACTTATTGGTGATTGTCTTCTGCGATCATTAAGATATTCAAGTGACCACATTTCTGGCCAGTATGATTTTTCATCACCATGTTCATCAACAGTGACTGCTGATTGAATTATCTGTATCCAATCATTGTCAGGAATAAAAGTAGTCTGGTGTATATCATCATGTCTGAATCTTGTACCAAGACATATTGCTCTACCACCTTCAAACATAGTTGGAACAATAACTGAGTTCCAGTTATCTTCCATAGCTACACGAATGTCTCTGTTCTTAATATCATCAGCTGATTTTATAGCATCATCAATGATACATAGATGTGAACGCTTTGATGTAACAGCACCTTTTAATCCTGCACAACATAAACTAAATTCTTCTTCACCAGTTGATCTTATACCTGCAAACTTCCAATCAATACTCCAATACTCATTAGAGTTTATTCCTTTGGCAATTTTTACCATAGGAAAGATTTCTCTATAGATTTTACTATCTTCAATAATTCTTTTTATTGCTGCACTCTTTGGTCTGGCAACATCAACAGTATATGAAATATATAAAATTTTTAATGGTTTACGATTGAGTGCATGTACACCAATAGCCCAGGCTGTAAATAAACCTAATACTGTAGATTTAGCTGATCCTCTTGGTGCAAGTATATCTACATTTGGTCCAGCAATATTAATTAGACATTCACTATCTTGATGTGTATATAAATGTTCATGCCACAGTTTCATGTGTTCTGCAGGAGGTTTATCCCCTACAACATCACAGAAGTATGCAAAATCTGTTCTAGCTTTTTCAACATCAACTGAAGATGTTTTCTTTACAACTTGTTGTTTAGCAGCTGCACGGGCAGTTCTACGATAAACAGAATAGATACTTGTTCCAGCCATGTACTAAGACTAACCTGTTAAGACTTATGATTCTTCCTGAAGAATCTTTGTCCATACACCCATTGATGCTTCCTGTAATGGACCTTCTATAGGATCATCTCTAAAGATTAAAAGTATTTCTCTTAATGATCTATCAGCACCAGCTAATATCAAACCTTGTCTATCTGTAAGATGTTTTTCATCTGCAAGTTGTTTTATATGTGCTCGTAATTCTTTTTGAAGCATAGATATACGAGCTGCTCCCATATCCTGTTTTACAACTCCAAGATCTATGGCTTCTCTAAGCTTTGATATATCTACTTGCATAGAATCTATTTCTATTTCAAGTATGGTACTAAAATTTCTTTTTTTAAATTCTTTTTTTGACCAGGTATCACAATCAGTTATAGAACCTTTATACCCTAAAAAACGAGCATAAAGATACATCTGTATTGGAGAACTGGTCTGTTTACAAAAAGCTAGATATGTTTCTCTTTCTTTATCAGATAAAGTATCTAACCAGTCGGTTATGATTTGTATGCTGATTGTGCTTGCTGATAATCTCTATTCTCTTTATAGCGTCTGAACTGCTCCTGTTGCAAGTTAGTTGCTCTGGTTTCTTCAGCAGTTTTACCGACAGTTGCTCTCTGTTCCTGACCTCTAGTCTGTGTGGTTAATCGTTCTTCCTGACCTCTGGTCTGTGTTGTTGCTCTTTCCTGTTCTCCCTTTGTTTCGGAGAGTAGACGTTCTTCAGCACCTCTGGCTCTGTATCTTCTCAGATCCTGACCAGTGTAGAACTCTTCATTAATACGATCTAGTTCAGCACCAGTTTCCATATTTAATCTGGTCTGCTCACCAGTTAACTTAGTCAATTCAGTCTGTGTTCTTAAAGACTGCGTTGGTGTAGACACCGTAACAGGTGGTGGTGGAGCAGGTATATATTCAACTCTTGGTGCTGGTGGTCTTCCTCCCATAACAAAAATCTAATCTATTAATTTAATTTTAGTGTAAAAACTCTTATCCGATACCACCAGCTCTACCTCTAGGTGAAAGTCCGGCTGTGGCGATGTTGGCTGCTGTATTACCCTGTCTAGCTACAGCATCCATTAATGTTGCCTCTCCTGTTTGTGCTCTTAATCTCTGTTGAGAGATCTTAGTAGGTGAAAACTGATCTTCCATTAATCTTCTTCTTGCAGCAGACTCTTGACCTGCACCTGCCATTTGGAAATACTGTTGAGCTGCTCTCATATTTCTGTTTGCTTCTCTACCTAATTCGTACTGTCTTAATGCACTGTCAGTTATCAGCATATTTCTAAAATCTTCATTATATTGTTTTCTATTGTAAGAATCTCCTAACTCTGATCCTGTTTCTTCTTTCTTTTTAGACTCATTAATTCTTTTGTTAATGTCACCAAAATTAGGTAATCCTAAGAGTTCTGATACTCCTAATTCGGGCAAAGGTATTCCAAAAGGATTCTTCTTAGCCCCTGCAAATCCAAATTTGACATTAGCAAATCTCATTTACTGATACTGATAATTAGAAGCTAATGCTTGAGTTGCTCCCTGCATCCCCTGTTGTGCTAACTTCTGAGCACCTACCTGACCTTGTAGTGTTAGTCCCTGCTGTGTGCCAAGTTGAGTACGGTATCTAGCAGCTCCCATGTTACGCTCAAAGTCTCTTGTTTTTGCTCTCTCTGTTATTGGTTCTATTGCTAATAAGTTCTTGATCATATTTTCTCTTTGCTGATTACCCATCTGGTTCTGATACTGAAGAATAGATTGATAACCACTAGTAGGTAGTAACATACCTGGACCAAAGCCTGTTTGATAATTAAAGTTACCAGTAGGATCTCCTAATCTATCTTTTAATGACTCTTTTACTATACGATCAATTTCTTTTCTTTGACCTGCTTTTCGGAATTGATCAGTTATATAAGCTCCAGCTCCTAATCCACCGCCTAGCATAAATAATGGGTTCATTTCTTTTAATTAACTCCTTTGATTAATATTTTATAGGTAACAAACTTAGAAGTAGCTTCCTACTGTGCTTCCAAACTTAGCTCCTTTCATAGCTCCAGCTGGTCCTCCTGCTATGAAACCACCCACAGCTCCAAGTCCAGTTCCGATTAATCCACCGAATGATCTACCTTGTTGACCTGGCAAGGTGAATCCCTGATCTTGATAACCTTCTACTACAGTTGCATCATCAGATATCTTTGTACTACCTCTCTTATAACTTTCTGCTAATTCTTTAGCTGTTTTTCTTTGTTCCTGAGCTTGATAACTTATTTCATCTTTTGCTTTTAAATTCTCATTTATGGCATCAAAAATACTACCAAATTTTCTCTTTCTATCAGGTTGATCGATTTTGTCTTCTTTTGCCATCAGTCTTCTTTTGTGTAGTCGCCACGTTTGTACTTCTTATATTGTAAAGGGTCTTCTTTCTTGATTCGTTCTTGTTCAGCTTTCTGGAACAACTTTTTAGCTACAGCAGCAGTACCAACAGCTGCCAATGTGCCACCTAATAATATAGCTGGTTCTTTGAGAGTTCCTAACTTATCAAACTTTTGTGCAGCTGGTGAAATGTTTTCATATCTAACCTTCTTAGCAGTATCAATCAGATCTTGCGTACTATCTACTTTTCTTTTTAGTGACTCTTGAACACGTTCAGTGCCTGCTCCACCTCTTCTTATTTCTTCCTGTAGTTCTACTTTTTCCATATTAAGTTTTTTCTCCATTGCATTTATTCCTTTTGTCATTGGATTTAATTCTTTAACTCCAGCAGCAACAGTAGCTATACCTGCAGCAGTTCCTAAAGTAGCTGAAGCAGTGAATGGTACTCCTTTAAATCTTATCTCTGGATCATTTAAACCACGAGCTGTTCCTTTTAATGCTCCACCAAAAGCAGTAAATGTTTGTTTCTCTGGATCTATATCTATTCTTTTACCTGCCTCTGGTTTGCGATTTACATAACGTCTGTAGTCTTTTATAGTTGATGGCATTACATCAGGACGTTCTTTTATAAATTCTTTAAAAGGTAACATCTGACTTTGTTGTCCAGCAAAATATCTAAGTCCAGCTTCTTCTACTAAACTACGTGATTTCTTACCAGTGGGATCTTCTTCTTTAGATACAGGTGCTACTGCTTTATATCCTTTAGGTCTTAGTCCCTCAGTTATAGAGCCAGACTTTCCAGAAAGTGTATTGTAAAGACGAGGTATACCAAAAGCTAAAGCAGCTGCTCCAGCAGCACTTAATCCAGTAGAATCTAATGGTCCAAATCCTCCATCGCCTCCTCTTCCATCAGGATCAAATTGAGGGCTTCCATCTTCAGTAAATGCTTCTGAAGGATATTTAGGTCCAGTGCCAGGGATACCAATGCTTTTTCCACGAAGTGCAGGAATAAAAGCTCCTAGATTAAGTTGTTGTTTTTGCCCTACATTTTCTACTACTCCTGCAACAGTTGATGCTACTTCTGATTGCATCTTGTAAGGATTAAATCCATATCCATACTTTCTTTGATCTTCTCCTGTTAAAAAGTCTGCTACTCTTTTTGAAACATCTCTTGAAGTCTTAGTTGTATCTGCTACTGGAGTTTCATAATCTCGTATACCTCCAGTTGGGCTTTTAGATGTTCTACCTATATCTGATACATAAGCACCCCAAGGTGCTCGTTTCATATTTACACTAATAGTTTTAGATATATCATCAATAAGTTTTTTAGGTGCTTGTACATCTTTAACAGCTCCTACAATTCTTTCCCCAAACTTTCTCGCAAACTCTTGACTATTTGATAAGAAATTAGGTACAGAACCCCTTGTCATTTCCATTGACGTTTACCTAGTAACTAGCTTGTCTCATCATGCTTTGTGCAAGACTGGCTAAAGTTTGATTGTTTGAATCAGGGCTCATAT